CATTTCAACATCGTCAATGCTCTTAAAAATATCTCTGCTAGGGATGTCTGTGGTCATACTATCAAGACGCATACTAACCAAGTTTTCACTAAGCTCAAATGTCAAGTACAATACATTAAGCCCTGCTTCACACCAATTGACCCCCAGGTTGGCCAAGAACAAACTCTTACCGGACCCTGAACCGCCTGCAAAGATATTAAGCTCGCCTCTGTTGAACCCACCGAACAGTTTCTTGTCTAGTGCAGGCCACCCTGTGCTTACCTGTCCGTTCTTGTCTTTGATTGCTTCCAGTCGACTGCGAGGGTCAGCAAAGTAGTCTGTACCGAGATCTTTTTGCAAGCCAATTTGCACCGCCTGTTTGACTAGATCTTCACAACGTCCATACTCGCCTTTTTCTAACAAGTCTGCACTGTCAAGAATAGCTTTCTCGAGTGCTTTGTGTTTACTAAACGTTTCAAAGTCCTGCAACAACCAATCATAGTGATTCTCTTGTAACTGCCCAGGGTCTTTTAGATTATTGTCAGTGGCCGCGTTTACTATATCAAACGTAGGCAGTGCGTTGTGCTCTTCTACATATGTTTTGATAAACTCTGCGCTGTCTTGCAAGCGTCTGTCAAATGTCTTGGGATCAAACACACCCTGACAGCGTACAAAGCTCTCAGCGTCTGTCATAAACATTTCTAGATATACTTTTTGTATATCATATCCGTAGTCAGTATTTTGTCTTGTCATTCGTTCTCTTCCCTAATCGGCGGCAATTCTTCTACTGTAATTATGCTCGGCTGTTCATAGGTAACATTCTTATTTGGTTCTGCTTGCACTGTTTGATACGCTTGTATACTCAAGTATAGCACAAACAATGCAAAAGGTACAGTAATTAATCGAACCATTTTTTTGCCTTTAATCTAATCTTAAGTGGACTGTCTTCTGCATGTGTAGCAATGCTGTGCAGTGTATAGAGCCTACCGTAACGCTGTACAGCATCACCTATGTCATTTATGTCATCTGCCCATTCAGGCATGCTAACACTGAACCCTAGTTCAATCGCTCGCTCTACTAGCTTGAACCCTGCTTTATCTCTGTCAGGCACTACGATGATCTGCTTTTGTAGTCTGTTGAGTAGCATGGCCTGTTGATCAGAAATCTCTGACCCTCCCAGTGCGCAGCCTTCTACGTGCAGTGCATCTATCTGACCCTCGCACACAATAGCAAACACTTTGGTATAACGTTGCTCGTCTAGTCCGTATACAAAGCCAGGTTGTATCTCACTTAGGTACTTGGGCTTCTTGTCAGGCACCACACTACGTCCAGTCCAACCTACTACCCTACCTTCATAGTAGAAGGGTATGATCAATCTATCACGATACCCTAGGCTTGGGCTCCAGTAGTAGTCAGTGTCATCTACGTTTAGGTTACGTGCTGCCATATACTCGAGTACGGCCATACTGTATTTGTTGAAGTCTGTGATGTCTGTGATCTTAACAGCATCGTCTGGCAACGGGACAGTGTTGAAGGTAGGTAGCTCCGCTATGCGAGTCTTAGCCTCAACGCCTTCATTTTCCCTCATCACCTCAAGTGCCACCTTGTTGATTATATCGTCAGGTGCTCCCATCCACTGGACCACGGCCTCGAGTGTCAGCACTGTGTCCATTGTGATGGCAACACTGTGCGTTAAAGGATATCCAGCCACTAGGAGTTTGTTTCCTCTTGGCAGGCAAGTATGTCAGAACTGTATCGCTTACTACACTCATACTATTATTATAGTGTCAGTACAAGGTAAAGTCAATCAGTTTCTTACTAGTATCTTTGTAATTTTATTTGAAGGATTACTGGTGGTTTTAAATCTAAGATAACTGAATACTCCAGTAAAGTTTATGGGTACTGGAACAGTGCTGTTAAACATTGTAATGCTTGCAACGTCTGTCCATACTACGTTCTGTTGACCTATTATTTGATTATCCAGCGTAGCTTGAACAACTAAATTGCCACTAAAGTCATTTGTATAAACAACCGCAGTATGTAATGCTTCGTTACCATTTATTGCAGGCTGAGCGTCTATAGCTTCGCTGTACCAAGCACCGTTATCTTCAATAAAAGTTTCCACACTTAATGTAGCAACAGGACCAGGTAATGCATCACCTTTAACTTGTATTGTACCAACTGCATCATACCACTCGTTTGCGTATGTAAGAATCTTCTGTCCTTGGCTATCTACATAATAAATTGAGTAACTAAGAAATTGTTCTTTTACATTCAGCAAGTCGTTTTCGTTGATTGTAACTTTGAATAAGCCTCTAGTTTGTGTGCTTCCGTCGTCAAGAACTTCGCCGTCATGTTTGATTATCTGCTGTTTGTTTTCGTCAAAAGCAACAAAAACAGGAGTAATGCCGCTGGTATCAATTGGTTTCTGATCAGGATTCTTGAGTCTAAACTCTAATACATTGTCTATTCCTTTGTACACTGATAAGTTTCTTTGATACACGTTTTTATACTCCGTAAGTTGTCCGGCTTCGTTAGCTATAATCGTTGTTCTATTTGAGACTAAATACCTTGACGCTTGCATAAGTATATTTATAAAAAATCATGTTACTAAAAGAAATCGAACAGAGTTATCCATTTATATCAGTTGTCCATTACGGTGGGGCAGAGTACGTCGGCATCATCAGTAATCAGGATCAATATGTTACCCACATGTATGTGTTTACTAAACTAAAAACAGAAAAAGATAAAAAGATGTTTTTAGAGTTAGGCAACATTTGGTGGTGGGAAAGTAATCGCATGCTTCCTATTAATATTTTTCTACGCAAGGAAATGGAACATTTTTCATATGCTTCTCAAACAATGAATAGCAAAGATGTCAAAGTTTCCATAGGCCCTTGTGTAAATATCAACAACCTTAGTGTTAAAAGAGTGAAGCGTAAAAACGTTCAGTTGGTTAAGAAGCCTAAGAACTAAGCTGCTCGCATAATAAATTTATATGTACTACCACAGCCATTGCATAGCTAACTGCATGGGCTTTCTTAAAATAGTATGATTCGTCTTGTGGTTTGATCCATACCTGTTGCAATATAGTATCCCATGTTTCATTTACTAGATGGCGTTTGGCTGGACGAATTATCGCTAGTACCGCTGCGAGCTGCTCTACGCTTCGTGGCTGCAAAGTGCGCAAGACGTCTTCGTGCCCTGAGAGATGGAACACGTCTTTTACGAAGTCTTTGTGCTCTAGTAATTCCCAAATGGGTTCCTTGTTCATAAGCTCTACGAGATGCTCTTCATCCCGTACATCTTTATATATCGAAACATTAAGAAAATCCAGCTTAAAGTAGCCTCTTTCCTCTGCTGTTTTATAATCAATTGTGCTCAAGTTATCAACAGGGTTGTGCGGAACCTCTGTGACATAGACTCCGGTATTGTGTTTCTTTTCTGAATCTAGTTTTGCTACACGATGCTGTATCTTACTTAATACAACATCTCTATCTGCAAAGTCTATATCAATATCCGGCATTATAATTTTCCTTCACTGCGCATTTTAGCACGTATTTTTGTAGCACTGATCTCATGTACCTTGTCTCCTAGATCGTGCTGCGTAAAAGTATATCCAACACCTCTGCCGTAACTGATATCAACTATGTTTGGAACTTGCATAATAATATAATGTATGTGATGTTCAAAACCATGTTGCTTTAATGCCCACTGTATTTCTGAACTTACATCGTGGAAATCAAAAGGATTATCATCTTGCTTCACAGTACGGCCTGCTCCGGCGTCACCGTCATAGTTGTAAACATCTCGTACCATAATACATACTTGACCAGTTTCTGCTATTGCACATTTAAAAAGTTCAGTATGTCCGTCATGCCATGGTTGCCAACGGCCTAGCATCTGTGTTGTGGGTTTTTTTAAATCAAACATTTCTTTGTGTGTATATATTTATTACGTCAACTAGTGCTCGGTGTGTATCATCAAACCATTCACTAACATGATAATCATATTTGCTAGGAACTTCAAACATATTGTTTGTATCTTCAAAACGACCTTCTTTAATAGTATCCATCCATACTGTAAAATCGGGGTCATAAGCACGTCTAGCAGCTTCTGTAGGGCATACAAAATCAGCAATGGCAATCTTACCTGCCATTACTACACCGTCGCTTAGATAACGCATACGCTGTGCCTGTCTAATACGTCCTTCGGGTGTAAAGTCCCAATCGTCATAGCGTTCTCTTACCTCGTCTGCATTAATGTGTACACCGCCAATTAAATCAGCAAACGGCTTAGCTAGAGTTGTTTTGCCACTGCCTGGTAATCCAAAAATTAATATTTTCATAATCCGCTTTCCTTTGCAACATCTTTTACTAGTTGTACATCATTAGGCAAGCGTTTGAATCGCAGTGCCCAGTGTTCTGGATTAATCACATGATATACCATGCCCAGTTGTTCGTCATTAAACTTAGACATCATATCTTTTCCGCTTTTACAATTTAGAATTAACCAAGGACTTATTTTGCCATCCTTGATATCCCATACTGCTCTATTGATACTAGCATAATAAAAGTAATGATTCCATATACTGTTTTTATCGTCAGCCCATGCTATCATGTTTTTAATACTACGTTCTAGTGCAGTGTGTACATCTTCTTTGAGAATCAACTCTAATGCATATTTTTCATACATAGCTTCTTTACACCAGTGATCTAATTTAACACCACTGGTAACAACATAGTCTATATATTTTTCAGGATATAAGGGCTTAACATTATTAATAAAACTGCCAAACTTTACAAATGCATTATAGTATGGACTTGCACAAAATTCTTGATATGACTTATCTTTTTTTGCACCAGCACTTAATTTATAAAAACGTTGGAATGCATAAAAGCCATGACGTACTCGCTTTTCATCTTTTTGTAATGCTCTGCGTTTCTTTTCACACATATGCGCCGCAAGAGTTTTCTCACGCATGTAGCCATTGCCACAATATTCACATTTGTATGGCTTCTCAGAGTTTGGTATCGATTCCATATTCATTAGCCAATTCTTTGAGTTCTTTTTTTGTAGATATTCTAGCAAGTATTTCTACCTCGTCATCTTTCAAGTGTGGATAAATCTGTTGCAATAGTTTTATTGCTTTGTTTGTATTATCGCCGTTTTTTTTCTTAAATCCAATCCAAGGATGGAATTCATTCTTTCCTGTGTTGCCGCTCATGCACAACAGTTGCCACATGAGTTTTTGATGTCCGCTTTCTTTGCCAACACCTATATCGTTAAAGTTTTTGTTGTAGTACTCATTTGTTTTGAACACAGCAAGTTCTTGTTTATCTCTACTGCCATTGACACAGGAAACATATCTGTTCAGTAACCAGAAGCTGATCTGTTTTTTGTGATCGTCTTCTAGTTGATCCCAAATATCTGTGTGACCGTTATCGATCCAACTTAGTATTTCTTTAATTTGAATTTTTTCTGTCATCTTTTATAATATAATATGTTTGCACTAAATTGTCAAGTTGTTTTGTAAGTGTAGGATTTTCAAGAGCTAATTCGCATAAGTCTAACCACGCACCGTAATCTATAAGTTTGCCTTGTGCTCTAGCAACAGCAGCAGGATCTCCTCCTATAATCCAACGGGGAATTTCTGGCTTGTCTCGATAACGTGCGTAGACTACACCGTTTGCTCTTTCGTATATAAGTGCCTCTCCGGGAATAAGATCACTCAACTGCTGTTCCAACTGTGCGTCTTACTATATCATCGTGATTAAATTCTGCCCAGTATAGTTCAAATGCCACGCCATCCTCTACACCTTCAAACTGATGAATCTTGCCTGGCTTGACTTGTGTAAAGTCTCCAGGTCCAAGAACTGTTTCATCTACTAATCCAGATTGTTCACCGTCTTGCCATACTCTAACAATCATCTTTCCTGACTCAACAAAGAATCCATTCCATTTAAATCTATGTTTGTGTTCACTGCACTTATAACCTGCTTTGTATTCAATGCGATGGAATTCTAAAACTCCATTAGCGTGAATCAGTTCTGTCTGACCCCAAATTTTTCCTGCTTTCATTTTACTCTCCTACAAAAGTTGACCGTAGTCTATGATTTCACTCTGTCTGCTAATGTCTTTAATAAAGAATGCACAAAGTGGATTATCTTTATTTTCTATTGGCACTGCTAGCAGTTGATTATTTTTTACTTTTGGAAAATACCATTTTACATCGTTATAAAAATTTGTAATTTTAATATCCCCAAATTCTAACTTGTAACTGGTTAGTGGGTTAAACAGAAAAGCCTCGAAGCCTCTGTCATTTATACTAGTAAGAGGCAAAACTTCTATATCTAATCCTGTTTCACTATCACCTACTGCGATGTGCCAGTCAATTGGCATCATGATTTCTTTTCCTGCAATTTCCATTACCATTGCAGGCGAACTAAAACTTTCTAAAAATATCATAGGAACGTAGAAAAAATCAGGCTCTTTGGGATCGCTATTATCGAGCACGGCAAATCGCACTTCATCTTCTAATTCTTCTGGAATATCTTTTAATGGAAACGTTTTATTATCTAGCGTTAATATTTGCATGTTATTATTTCCAATCTATTTTTTCTATTGTAAAAGGATATTGCGCATCCTTGTAAAACTTCTTACGTTGTGTAAGATGTCGCTTTGCAAATTTACAGGTACTTGTAATATCCCAAATTTGAACAAAGTCTTTGTCCTTTGCCTTTCTTACGCCTCTACCTATACTTTGTATCACCCTGACAAAACTTTTGCCAGGCTCAATGAGAACAAGATTAAAAATACGCGGTATATTAATACCGACAGCCGCGACACCGTATGTGGCGATAACGACATGATTCGTTCCTTCATTGATTTCATCATAAGCCTCCTTGCGATCTTTTAATTTAACATCGCCCTTTACAAAAACTGATCCTGGAATCAGTTCCGCTAGTGCTTCACCTGCACTAATTCTATCTACTAATATTAGAGTGTTTCCGTCCTGTCTTACAGTGTTTAATAATTTTGCAATATATTCAATTCTTAGTTTATCAGTAACTAGATACTTCAGTTCGCTTTGATAATCTCTATGTTCAACACCATCAATCAATTGACATATATTTACGTGACAGTTTGATAGCACACCCTTGTCTTGCAATTCTTTTGCTGTGATGCTGCCTATGACAGGACCTAGACTAGCATGAATACTTTCAAATTCAAACTTTTCCTTAGGTACCGTACCAGTCAGCCCCCAGCGTATTGGAGCGTTGCGTAGGTTGCGTGTAAGCAGATTCTTAAGAACCTCTGCCTTGGCCTGGTGTACTTCGTCGACAATAATAG